CCGCGCAATCTAAAGAAAAATTCAAGTTAAGTGTATCTGAATACTCTGGATACCTGATTTTATTAGCGATGCAATACGCCGCTTCTGTTGGGTAGTTTTCTTGATCCCATAAGAAATAGAACGGATACAATTCAATATGATCAGCAAGATCATCCCAGTTTGCATCAATCCAAGTGCGCGTGATCTTTTGCTGGCGGATATTAATCTTTGAACCATTGTGACGTAAGATCCGCCCTAAGTAAGCGCCGCCATGTGACATATTATTAAATATATTCCGATCTCTGTTTAAGTTTGCCGGAGCAAAGCCAACAGGTTGACCGCGTTCAAGTGAAAGCGCTTCACCTAGAAAAAGATTTGCAAATAATGAGGCCGCGCCTGTACTAGAGATCTCGAATCTGAAGTATCGAGCATTTACGCTTGTAACTTTTTTGAATACAGTCACATTTTTTGTTGGCGTGTGAAGCGAATCAAGGCTTACTTCTTCACCAGCCCAGAGGCCAGTTGCAGAATATTCTGGGAGTATTGTGCCAGAGTTATCTTTTAAATTGCTTCCAGCAAAGCCCCAGCAATCAACATCAACAGCCGCGCCCATATCAATATTAAAGTAAACTGTTCCCGCTGCATTTGCCTTCCACCAGCTTGACGTTTTCCAGCTTTGCGCGTTTTCTTTTGCATATCCGGCAGCATCACTTGTTGTTGTGACTGTTCCAGATTTCACTAAGTTTGTATAGCCTATAAATGCACTCATTATCCTGCCACTCTTAATTCTGCGCCATCGCCAATTTCTTCATTGATAGCCTCTAATAATTCACGGGTATTTTCTTTTGAGTATCCGTGACCCTCTAGAGTGATATTTACTACTTGCGCTCTTGGCTGCTCACCGCCTGAAGGGAGCGCCGTTGATCCTTCAGGCAAACCAGAAGCAACTGGCGCTGAAGGAGAAGTTGACCCGCCACCGCCGCCGCCAATTGATGCAGTTACCCCGCCGCCCCCAAATGAAGAAGATCTGATTGCATTAATTTGATTCAATCCTGTTGCTAACATGAGTCCGGCAGGAATTAATCCCCAAGGATAGCCGCCGCCGTTATTAAATGAATCCATCACGGCTGATGGCAATGCCGCTGTTGCTTTAGCCAAAGAAAATGCTTTTTGTACTTCGAATGCGGTTTTACTTGTCTGTGATAAATTAGAAAGCATTAATGATCCATGCTTAACCGCGCCTTTATAATCATTCTGCCTAATTGAATCAGTAAAACTTAACGCTGCTTTCTGAGATCCGGCTTGCATATTGTACAGGCGATCATAATAATCCATTTCAATTGCCAATTTTTCCTCATTGTGATCGCTGTTGCGCTTCCATTTCTTCCTGCTCACGGATCGCTTTGTCCAGCATTGCATCCATTTCCATTTCAGCAATTTGTTCTAACTCGATCTGTTTAGTGTCTCATTTTGTTTGAGTTGGATCTGCTCCAGCACCGCCGCCAGTATCAGTTGGAGCCGGATCGCCAGCACCAGTGATCCCCATATCTTCACGCATTGCTTTTAATTTTATATATGATTCTGTTAGTCGATCTGTGGAATTTTTCCACATATCTGAACCCACAGCGGCGCGACTTTGGATTAGCTCAAGATGTTTAATTTCATCAGTTAGCTTTTTGATTGGCGTTTCATCGCCCTCAAATAGATTCGCTAAATTCCGGCCTATTGCATCACCAAAATCATTCAAAGCATTAATGCCTTTCACAATACTGGACACCATCCCGATCACACCAGTTGTGATTGCGGCAAAGGCTTGTTTCGTTTGCTCATCCTGTAATACTTTGATCAATTCTTCTGTTGCTTTTTTGGCCTCAATCAAATTGCCATCATCACCTTCTAAAAGATCACCAAAGGCATTGCCCAGAGATTTGAGAGCGCCGCCAAAAGTATCACGCGCAGCTTTAGCAGATCCGCCAAACTGAACATTCAATTCCTTGAGTATTATTGCTTGAGCATCAGCCATCCGATTTGTTTCATCTAATGATTTGATCATATCTTTCTGATCAGTTGAAAACTGTATTCCTGATCGGCTTAATGCGCTTAAATTTGCAACAGGATCATTCAGCGCTTTACCCAATTGAATCGCCGCAGAATTGAGATCAGTTCCCATTCTCTCAGCAAGATCAAGCACCGCTTCAGTTGTTGCTGGTAAAACATCACCCTTGAGATTTGTAAAAGTAAGCAAGATTGATTGCATACTCAAAATGGCTTCATCGCCATAATTGGTCACGCCCTGCAATGAGGCGGCCATAGCTTGAAGCTCTTGAGTTGTGAATCCGGCAGATCCGCCAGTTGATTTTATTGCAGCATCAAGCTGCTTAACAACGCGCTCCTGCTCAATACTTAGACTGATTATACTTTTGAAGGCTAATCCGAGGCCAGCCGCTCCAACAATAGTGCCAAGCCCAGAAAAAGCTGAGGAAAGTTTTTTTGCTTCTTTGGTATTATCTTTTGATTGACGCTCAAGTTTATCAAGGCTTTTTGTGGCCTTGACTATATCCTTAGAATCAACCTTTATTCCTAGTCTTGCAATATCTTCAGCCATTGTTTCGCCATGCCTCATCAACTTCAATCATCAGAGAGCATTCCCATGATGATAATTCAACGCCAGTGACGCGAGTAAACGCATCAATCTCAATAAAACCTATCTTCTCACAACCTCTGCGAATTTCAATGAACATATCCCAGAGATAAACAAGAGCCTCATCTAAATCTGGTTTATTCAACAATGATTCTGGAGTTACTCCAGAAGATCTTTCAACCTGCTCCCATTGCTTGATCCGGCTAACCTTTGATCCTTCATCGCGTCCATGAGCATGAGCCATCCACCTCACGAATACGATCAGCTCATCAGCTAACCTTTTGTAAAATTTGCCCGATCAATAACAAAGCCATCAACCTGATCCATGACATAGGGGGCGCCGATATATAAATTCATTGCTTTCTTTTCGCTAAATTTAACAACCTTCCCTTTATCAGTTAAACCTTCCCAACCCAAAGTGCATTTTGAAAGCGCTCTAGCTCTGGCTTCTTCAGTATCACCATCAGGATCTTTTAATAGTTCACGCGCCAGCATTGTTTTTGCTTTGCGATACACCTTTGAGTCCATGCCAGCCAAAATCAATATAATGTCAGTTTTCTTTCCATTCTGATCATTAACATTCATTTTCGCGCCTTTTTCATGATCCTCAACAGTCAGGAGTTGATCAATTTCCATAATTCACCTTTTAGATTGGGTTACGTTCAATAGTTAAATTTGAGCCTTCTGTGCTGTCATATAAAGCAGTAAAAGGCATCGAGATTGTGATCTCACCTTCACCAGAAACATCAGGTTGACCGCCTGTGTATTTGATATTTGGGAGAGTGAAATTGTACTCATTGCCAACCGGATCAACTAAAGTGAAGATCAGCGCTGAAGCTGTTTCATTGATGAATTTCTCAAGCAATGTTTTACTCTGGAAAAATACGCCAAGCGTACCTGTCACGCGGCTTTTTCCGATCGATGGCTCCTCAGTCACGTCTGAACCAACAACAAACAGCGGGTTGATGCCGTTCTCGAGAGTCATTTCAAGAGAAGTCACAACGCCAATTGCCGATCCGCCTTCAGTGATTGTGCCGCTGAATGAATCAAATGGCTCAGTTGTTGAGGCTGCGTTATAACTTGCGCCAGCAATTTCAGCTGTTCCAATTGAACTATCTTGAGCAATCGTGCCAAATGAGCCTGTGACCATTGCATCAGGAGCGACTGAAAGATTGAAAGTGTTCATTTCAACCCCAGTGTATCTGTGCCATTCAGGAACAGTTAAATTCGCAAACTTACGCTCAACAGTGAAGCTGCGGCGAGTTGTTCCAACTTGAAGCTGATCGGTTCCAACTGAAGGCGTATCAGTTGCCCACGTCCCACAAAGCACAGCTTCAAGGAAATCATCAAAACTGCCATATGACAATTCAATTCCAATATCACCTGATACAGATTTGTTGCCGTGTCGGAAATGCGCGATTTGTCGATCATCCCGCAATTCAGTTGATTCAAATGTTGTTTTTGACAAGCCCAGCGAAGTTGACACATGACGAACATCATCAAAAGTCGGAGTTGCCGGAGTTGTTCCATAGGTCACTTCTGGAATATAGGCCATTGAGTGACGAGCGCCTGTTGCTGTTTTAGCCATTTGTTAAGTCCTCGCTTCTGTATATGAAATATAGCTAATTTCAAGAATAATTTGATACCAGCCATCAGCATTGTTGATCGCCGCTTGTCTACTTACTGATCTGATTCTTACATTCCGCCCGTTGTAGGTCAAATCCGTTCCGCGTTTGAATTGATCGGCTATTGTATCAGCCATTTCAAGCGCTTCTTTTTTGCCTTGCCCCGCCTTTGAGAATACATCAATTTGATATATTCCAATATTCATATCTTGACCAGCATCACCCAGAGAAGCCTGATTGACATCGCCAGCAATTAAAGTTGGCCTGATATACAGCGTCCCTATTTCCGGCTCATATTCAAAATTTTCCCACGCGACAGGAGGCTTCCCAACCATATCATTCAAGTGGCTTTCAAGGGCGGCGCTTATGTCAACAAAGATGCTCATTTTCTTTCTTTTCTCGCTTTATCTGCCACAATTTTCTTAAATTCTGCAATGGTCACTTTCACCATTCCAGATGGCGCTTGATCACTTCTGCCGTTCTCAATCACATCAGCATAAGGCAAATTATTAGTGATATAGATTGAATCACCTATTTTGGCTCTAGCCATATTTGCGTTTCCGTTATTGATAGTTTTCCCGCCATTCTTATCTTCTTTGTTAATTTCACCATCAGCCGGAGTGTTGATCTGCACTTGCCAGTTTGCTCTTAATCTGCCGCCAGTATAACCTTTCGGCGCTTTCCCTTTCCATGTTGAAGGATTGCCCACTGGCGTTCTTTTGACTATTTTCCCAAATAAAGACAAAGCCGTTCCACGAAAAACAGCGCTGGCTGCTTTTTGCGTCTTATCATTAAAGCTCTTTATCTGGCTATTAAATCTCATTATTTCCTCAATTGAAGCTCATAAATAACGGGAACACCGCTGGGAGAGGTAACTTTAACACTCATTACCCGATATATAATCGAGTCAATTGTTATCTCATCGCCTGATTCTGGAGCTGTATCAGTAGCCTCTAATATTAGACGAATATCGCCAGACTCAATGATCGCGCCATCAATCTGAGTTTTGTTGTAATTAAATGCAGCGCCATAACCCTGAAATGTACTTACTGATGAAGTATTTTCACCGGCAACAGGATCGAAACCACTAGAAACCTCACGACTTAGAGTTAAAAGCTGGCCTTTGCCTTTTAGTAAGTTGAGAGCCGTTGCTTTTAAATTTGTGTAAAATTCAGACACGATATGCAAAGCCTTTTGATTTCACAAGTTTCGCTGCTTTCGTTTCAGCGGCTTTCAAATATGTTTGACTTAAAGCGCCTGAAGAATATTCAACTTCAATATCCCCAACTTTTTCCTTAATTGTTTCACGCGGAACATTGGCCAAAGGATTGACACCCGAATCAATACCAATGGCATTCTCCATCTGAGCTTGTTTAAGCAGCTCAGGGATCTCATCTGAATCAACATAATACCCATCAATCATCACGCCCACACGCTGTCACTGGAGCGCCTGAGCTTCGGTTGCTTTATCACCTTTAACGTTAAGCGACTCAATATAATCCATTGCTTGAATCACAAGGATTGCTTTTG